TGGTGTAAATGTTGAATCCGTGGTGGATCGTGACCTGCCAGGTTGCGTCAGTATCCAATAGACCGGCAGAGTGCCGAAAGTTATTCGGTCGGCGCTTTACGGCTGTCACCTTGCCGTCTCCCGCAGCCGTGACGTGCTCACCGGTCTGAATCCGGTACGTCTGCCCTGGGCTTTGCGGCGGCGAAAACGTAAAACCGTGAAGAAGCGTCAGGTTCTTCGCAGAAGGCGGCAGAAGACTCTGGATTGTGCCTCTCGTGTTGCCATCCAGAACGTCAAGCTGAAAGTTCATGTCGTAGCCCCCGTCATGTCCCGGATGTTGTCGGCGTAGAGGACAGCGTCGATAAGCACGAGGTTGTTTCCCTGGGCGTAGTTGAAATCGCTAAACTTGAAGCTGCTGAGCCAGCACTTTTCAAGATAAATCAACCCGCACTTCTCTAGGTCATTTTTCAGTCCCAAATCGTCGAGCAGCCCAGCGCTGGTGCGCAAAGCGTTCAGTCGTTTAATCTTTGACTCGTCGTCCTTTAAGGCATCCAGTTGAGTCATGAATAGCGTTTTGTCGCCGTAGTGTTCCTGGCCGACCCCTGCAAAGTAGTCAACAATCTGAGGAGCACTTGCGCCCCGGTACAGCGTGAGATAAGTGTCGAAAGCGTAGTTAAGCCTCCAGTTAGTGCCAAGTTTTGGCACGAATGCCTCGGCAGTATATGCTCCACGTCCACCCCGGACGTAAGCCCGCCACGCTTCCATGAGTTGGTAGACAACTGACCGCTGTGGATTCTTCGGCGTTTCCAGGTAAAATCTGAGCGTAATGGCTCCGAGTGGCTCGTCATGCACGGGCATCATGTATGGTCTGGAATCCCGTTTGAAAGCCTCGGCATTCACTTTCAGCTCTGGAAGCGTAACTGATTGAACGAAATATGGTTGTATATCGGGGATAACCTGCAACTCGGTCTCAGAATCCGTTCTGATCTGGGCGTTCAGACCATTGACAACGATGTCCAGGTTCATCGCCCACAAATCTGCACGTTGGGCGTTGGGCGACTCTTTGCCCGCCGCTCCCCAGAGGTTGCGTTGGAATTCTTGGTCTCGTGCCATATTACTGTTTTACTGCTGTAACTACATAGAGCATGAACTTGACAGGCCCATTCGTAGGAATCGTCGAATCGAACAAAGACCCGGAGAAGCTGGGTCGTGTAAAGGTTCGAGTGGCGCACATTTACGGAATCCCAGACAGCGAAGTTGGAGGCGTTGGTTTGAACGACATACCCTGGGCAATCCCAGCCGGTCTACCCGCTGGGGGGTCATCCTCATCTGGAGGCATCGACTGGCTCCCTGAGCCAGGCGACCAGGTTGCGGTCTTCTTCCTCGACGGCGAGCCGGAGAAGCCGATTTGGATGTGGATGATGCAGTCCATCGACCAGTCGAAGGCGTTCGCACTCCACAAGTACAACAGCGGTTCCCCGGAGCGGGCTGGTCTAACCCGCTACGGGCACACCATCGAGTTGAACAGTAGTTCTGTCCTCGCCGCCACGAAGAGCGGCTACATCATGGCGTTCATCAACGGCGACATGGGGCAGTTCAACGGCATGATCCAGATAATCACGCCACGGGGACAACTCTGGGAACTCGATGACGAGAACCGGACGCTGACTATCAATGTCCTGGGGGACTGCCAGCAAACCCTCGGGGGGCAGTGGCTATCAATCGCAGATTCAATGGATTTCACGTCGATCACGGGCGGTTTGGACATCACCCTGGGCGACACGATGAAAGTCATCACGGAGGGAGACTACCAGATGTCGGCAGCCGGTGATGGCACGGAGACTTACGCCGGGAAGCACACCATGAATATTATCCAGAATGCTGAAATAACTGTGGGAACGGACTTCGACATTGTGGTCGGAAATTACCTGACGATGGCGTTCGCCCAGTTAGACCTTGGTGCCGCCGCTACTGAACCTTTCATCCTGGGCAACAAGCTCTACCAGCTTTTCAACGTCCTGCTGCTCTGGCTAGCCGCTCACACTCACAGCAACGGCAACTTCGGCAGCCCTACCGGCCCGCCGATAGTGGCACCCCAAGGCGAAGTGACCGGGCTGTTGAACATGATCCGGTCGAATTTCATCCGAGGCATTTAGTGTCTACAATTTGATTCGGTTCTATACTACGATGCCTGTTTGCAGTAAATGTCGAACATCAAAACCAGAGTATGAATTTAGCCGCTCTGGTGGTCGTCCGCATCGCTACTGCAAACCGTGCCAATCTGACTGCTTCAGAGCGTGGAGCAAAACAAGTTTAGGCCAGCAGTCTCTAAAGCGTGGAGCGTGGAAATTCAGAGGAATAAATAATTTCTCAGATGAAAAACACAAAGTTCTCGTGGACATGCAGAAAGGGTGCTGTGCAGTATGCGGGAAATCGAGTAAAACACTGCAAGTAGATCACGACCATACAACGGGAGAAGTGCGTGGTCTTCTGTGCCGTTGGTGTAATCTTCTGCTCGGTAACGCCCATGACAGTGTGAAAATTTTAGAAAACGCAGCTACTTACCTGAAAACACGAAACTTATGGCAATAAAAACCAATTTAAAGTCACTCCAGCCCAGGCGGGAGCATTTCAAGCGGGAGATCACCCTGCTCTCCGGCGGCTATTACAACCCAGCGGCCTTTCCTGGAGGCAAAGTCACGGTGTACCCCTGGGACAGTCACATCGACTCGTGGTTCCAAGAGCGCCTGCGACTGCCGCAGAAAGAGTACGCTCTGTGGGAAGCCGCCGAAAAAGTCGCCGATCTCAACAAGTGCCCAGTACGTGACATGGTAATGGGTGACGTGTGGACCATACTGATGGTCTCCAAGGCGATCTGCAATGACTGTGTGGTCGAATACATTGCTCGGTGCCCACACTGTGAACGGGCTGAGCAGGCATCTATCAGGATTCCTGACGAGCTTCAAATCCAAGGCAAAAAGACTGCTGAATACCCTGGGTTCGAGAACATCACGCTTCCAGAAAGCAAGGACGTAGTGACAATTCGACCGCTCATAGTGGGTGACAACATCTACATCCTGGAACGTACGCCTGAGCAACGGACGAAGATGTCCGACATGATCGCCGGTATCTTGCTCACCGTCAAAGCGGTTGGCGGCGGGACAGTTGACGGCGTTGATGAAGTACTGGAATGGTACAACGCTCTGTCTCCGAAAGACGCTGAGTTTCTCCAGAAGGAACAAGGCCGACTACATCCACAATTAGACACACGGGTTCATCACAAGTGCGAAAATTGTAGCGAGAAGTTCTCCTACGATCTTGAGTTGAACAGAGATTTTTTTCGAGCAGGCGAGCGTTGATTCTTTAATCCTCCGGTGGCACAAGATGTTTGACTTGGCCTGGAACGCTCGCAGGGGACTGGTGATAAACCTTAAAGATGTCCCTGATCACATCCTGGATTACATGACCGAGTGGGCACGAGACTACATTGAGCGGGGGAATACTGAAACGGCTCTATGACCGATCTGATTGTAGACGCCAACAGCCTGTACGCCAGAGCATGGTACGCCGCCAAGGAAGACCCCTACCAGGCGGTCCTTATCACCATGAACATCGCCATGATGGTCTTCAACCCAGAGCGCCTGGGCGAGCTGGTGGACCGTTCCCTGTTCTGCTGGGATGGCGGGCAAAAGAAGGATAAGGGCCGGGACGCCCGGCCTGCGGCTTATGAGACCTCGAAGGAAGAAGTGCGGGCTGCGGTTGAGTTTATGTTCGGCACGGCCAACGTGCGGATTGAAGGCTATGAGGCGGATGATCTAATTGCCACAGCTGCCTTTGCCAGCCCCGCTGATCATATCATCATTGTGTCTGCCGACAAAGACCTTCACCAACTCAACAGTGAGCGCATCTCGATCTTCGATGTCAACTCCAAGGGCATGGTCTCACGCCGGGAGATTCTCTCCAGATGGCACGTAAAGCGCCCCAGTCAGGTTGCCATTGCGCTGGCCATCCAAGGAGACTCCGCTGACAAGATACCAGGCATCCGTGGGTGGGGACCGAAGCGAGTGCAAAAGCTGTTCGAGGCGGTCACGCCGGAGATGGAATTCGATGTCGTTCTCAAAGCGATCATGGACCAGATTCCAGACGACCGGATGCAGGAATTTGAGGATGCCCTCCAAATCACGCTGCTTGATCCTGACGTGCCCGGTGTGCTATCGCCAGCGCCGGTCGTTATGCCGGTGCCCAGCAATCTTGAGCCGGCTGGACTGATGCGCCTGATGTCCTACTACATCCCCCTGTACAGACAATACGGGCACTCAACTTCAAGTGCCCGTGACCGAGAAGAGTAAATTCTGCTTACAGGCTTAGGATCGGGATGGCTCCGCCGCTGGCCCGCTCGCTGTAGCGCATCACCGAAAAGTCCAAGGAGGCACCACCAGAAGCGTTGCCAACCATGCGCAACGACGGGTAGCTGGAACTGACCTTGAACGACTTCACTTCGTCTTCAGCCAATGTGTTGTAGTAGTCGCTGCCGCTCGCCCCCAGGTCAACCCATGTGGTCCCGTTGTACTCCTGAAAACGATAGTTCATTGTGTTGACACCCGTGTTTTTGATGATCACGAGAAAGGCAATCGGCCCCTGTTGAATCGTGCTCCACAACGTTGAGAGCGTCTCGCCTACGACCTGCGTGTCTGAAACTGTGATTGTCATACCTTAAATACGTGTTTGCTAAGCCCCGTGCATCTTCTTCAGTTCCGTCGCCAAACGGACCACTTCCTCAACGTCGGGTGTCCTGACCATTTTCTCAGCAGCTTTCAAAAGACGGTCAGCGATAGCGATTTCCCGTTTCTCCTCGCCGGTCTCCTGGTAATCATCGCCTTCCTTTTTGGTGGTCGTCGCTACGACCTTTGAGTCCCCAGCCTTCACGCCCATGTTGGTCGTGTAGTTGGGAGTCATTGAGAAATCCTCGTTCAACCGGCGCAAAATATGGTCATGACTTGCCATTAGAATCGAATCCTCCAAGTCAGAGTCGGCGAAAAATCCGCCGTCTTGTTGATGCCAGCGGCGGTAACGTGCCGGGCAAACAGCGTACCGTTGCCGCTCAGCAGGCCACGCTCGGTGATGAGATTACCGTTCGCATCGCTTAGGGCGATAGTGTAGGACACCCGCACGACGAACGGCGACAGGAAGTCTATGCCGTCCACGTTGGCCATCGTTGAGCTTACGGATGCGAGAGTGATAGGAGCTTCAAGGGCAACATCAGTCACCTGTGGCGTAGTAGTACCGGTACCGACACTGTAATTCTGGCATGTGAAATCACTGATAGGTGCCCTGAATCCAAAGCAATAAGCGAGCAATTGCCGCCCTTGATCGAGGAACAGGTTGGACCCAAGCGAGACCTCGTGTCGCTCCAGACCCCACCCAGCGGGAGACATTCCCTTGATCGGGACGATCCACCCGTAATCAACAGCCTGTTGCGTGCTGATCACCCGGCCCGATGCCAGGCGTATGCCAGAAACCGTAACCAAACCTTCCGGCCTGGCTACGTGGCTGAACTCTGTTATTTGCGTGACCATGCGGTTAAATGTCCACGATCATGCGGTTGATATTGTCCGGGTAGTAGCGGTCTATGGCGAACGTGACGAGGCAGTTCGCAACAGCGTTGCCCGTGGTCATGTCGGCGTCGGTCATCTTGAATGCCTTGACCCACACGCCTTCCAGAACCCACTTCAGGCCCGCCTTAAGCGTGTCCTGGCTGGACTGTGCGCCTGCCTGGAGGTCGGCTGCCTGGCGTGCCATGTTGGGCACCAGGTAGACGAAGTAGCCCTTGGACTTGACCTCGGATGTGAGTCCGACGCCGCCCGTGCGAGGGTTGGCCACGAGCCAGTGCCACTTTTCGAGAGCTTCCGCCGTGCGTGCAGCGAAGGCGTAGCGGATCGTTAGTTCGACGGTCCCCAGGTCAACGTCGCCGCCGACCTGCTTGTTCACCTGCTGCAAGTACTTGATCGGAATGGACTCCCTGTCCCTCGCCGGGAAGGGAAACTTCTCGACTGCGAACTGGACTTCGTGTTCCCAATTGATGTTCACTGCGGCAGGTAGCGAGATGTACACCTTCCACAAGTCATTGCGCTGCAAGTCGAGCTTGCTGCCCTGAGAACCGAACGTATTTGCGTAAACTATGCGTCCCATAATATTAGCCTGTTACTGTTTCGAGGTTTGCACCGCTTTCCTTCACAATCGCATTGATGTAGATGCGCTCCACACTGTCCACCGGGATGATGTAGAGGTTCACATTGACCTCACGGCGATTGCGAGAGTCGGCGGTGTTATTCGACTCGTCAATGACGAGATTGTAGTCTTCTACGCCCCGCTCGTTCTTCACTTTGTCCAGGAACTCGGTGAAGACCAGACGAAGCTGAGTGAGCAGTTCGACATCGTTGGGATCGAACACGAATCGGCGAGCGATTGCCGCCATGTTCGTCACAACGTAGTGAACTAGAACGTTGCTGTGGACGACCGAGAGCTTGCTCTCGGCGACTTGCATCGTGCGCTCACCCCACAGCATGATCTGGCCACGGTTGAGCAGGATCGGGTTGACCGACTGCCCGTTGCCGTACATACTCTCCTTAGCGTCTTCCGAAACCTTCGAGTAGTCCACCGAGAGGGCTTCTGGAATAAGACCACGAGTGTAGCCTGCCGCAGCGAACCACGGCTTAGCTACCATGAACGTGTATGCCAGACAGCGCATAGCGCCCAGCGTCGGAGGAACAACCTTCGTGTTCGTTGGGTCAGTGCTGAACCGATCACTCATCGTGAACCAGTTCCAGTACACCGACAGGTTGCGACTGTTGATACGACCGCCACGGCTGCGATACAGACCAGCGCCGTTGTGCCAGTCCACCGCTTCACGGCCTGTTAGACCACGAGGCACGTCGGCCAGAGCCACTGCGTTTACCTTGAGCGCCACACGGGCCATCTCCTGCATAACTGCCACGGAGATTTCACCCTGCTGTATGCCAGGTGCGCAGATGAAATCCACTTCGACCTGCTCCACATCCTCGAACGCCTTGATGCCAGTGAGGCTGTCATCGCTTGGATCAACCGTGCCGATAATGTCGCCATCCGTAATGTTGGCACCGTTCGCACCGTTAGCGAAACTACCGTGTGTGCCAAGCGCCTGGCCGTTGTTAATCGGGCCGTTCGGCATGGATTTCGGAGTGCTGCTAACCGTCAATGACGTGTCCCACGGATCAGACGAGTTGGCAGGATGACCGTTACCAACGTAGGACACGGTGATCGACGACGAGATGGCGTTGATAGCCGTCTCGTAGTAATCGTCGCTGCTGGAATCTGTCGTGAGGTTGTCAAAGGTCTCGGTGAGCGAGGCGTCTTCGTAAACTTCGAGTTTCTTGGTGCCAGCCTTTGTGCCAGGACGAACCTTGACATAGAGGCCAGTCTCCGAGTCTTCACCGTTTGCCCAGGTACCCGGAGAAGCAGCCATGAGATAGAGGGCAGCAGCCGGTGAAGCTGCGCTGTCCACTCGGTAGGCCGTTGCAGCGGTGTAGCTGTCTTGGAGAGCTACAGCCTGGTATCCAACCTGAGAAATGCCACTGGTCTCGAATTCGACCAGAACCGGCGTATCGGCCAAAACACGTTTGACCCGGACTTCGAGAGTTTGTGCTTTGCCTGTCTCCACAATCCTGTAAACAGCTCCGACTACCCAGTCAGAAGCACCGCCTCCTCCCGTATACTCGATCTGGTATGAACTCTTGTCACCAGCAATGGTGCCGGTCAGAGCCGTTGTCTCGTAGGTGTAGGCGTAGAGCGTGGATTCGGCGTTGTTTGCCGCCCCTTCCAGCTCGCTGTAAGCGATGTCAGCAGCCGTGTAAGTTGCGGCGAGGGCTGGATCGCCTGCGTTTGATCGCAGCGTAATTGTGGTGCCGGACGCACTAGCTACAACCGCATTCACGGTGCTAGGAAGCCCAGTTTGAGTGATGCGAAGGTAAACATTGGTGGTAGGATCGGTGTCGAAATTGGAGGGGTCAAAAACCGGCGCTTTGGCGGTATAAACCGTGTAGGTGCCCGCAGTGCCGGAAGCGCTGCAATCGGCGACATCGTCGTATTGGTGCGCCACACGTAGAATGTACGTGCCGTCCGAGAGATCGGCCAAGATGGAAGCAGCGTCGGCCAGGTAAAAACCTGCGCCCAGCGTGCTTCCGAACTGGCGTCGGAAATCTTTCAGGGACAACACCCGTGTTGGAATGTTCAGCGGCCCCTTGGACGCCACTCCAATCAATCCTACCCGGAAGCGGCTTTCGGTAGGCGTCAAGAAGCTCTGGTCCGTGATGGTGGTATAGACCCCAGGAAACGTTTTTGCTCTTACTGTTGCCATAAATTTGATCTCAGTTTGCTTTAACTACGCACGTTCTCAAAGGCACAGGTTCGTCCGTACCCTCTACTGTTTGTCTACAAATCAAGTTTGCACTATCGTCGGTGTTCCAAAAGCCTCTCCTGACACGATGCCGTACGAGTAGGCTGCTGGACTTACATACACAGGATCAGGACTGCCCGGCGTTCCGGTACCCATGCTGACGACCTGGATAATCGGTTCTCCGTACGCTGGCACCGTCCCGGTCCCATTGTCTGGAATGTTGGTTCGTGCAAGCATCGTGGGATTCGCATTTCCGATGCGAAGGTCTTCATTGGCGAGGGGTGCGATCTGGGCCAATTCGTCTACACTTGCAGTGCCGTCTCCCACAATCAGCGTCCACAACGTCGGCTGAACCAAGAAACCCACGTCGATGGAGAAGCCCTCCAGGATGACGTTAACCGTCGTGCGATACTCCATGATCTTATCGGAGTCCGGCACGTCCGGGGTCGCCCAGTCGATTCCGCTGTCCGGGAGATACACTCTGACAAGGTGCTCACCGATGCCGGGATAGCTGACCTTGATCCAAGTCTGCGGGGTGCCTCCAGTCCTGAAAAACTGACGCATCATGCGCTCAACGAAGAATGCCTGGGTATCGGGGCGAGTGCTGTAGTAGTCGATCTGGAACTTGTAGTCCCAGGCCATCGGCATGTAGCTGGTAGTGATGCTACCCAAGTCTTCCCGCTTCACTCCGCAGTTGACGGTCGGCCAATTGATGGCTCTCCAAAGGTGAATAGAAGAGTTCTGGTAGGGACGGTACTTCCAGCCCTTACGCATGACCGAAATCAGGGGGTAACGAGGGACAGCCGGGTGCGGCTCATAAAGCGGGGTGCCATTTTCATCCTTCAGGTTAAACAAGTAGGAGAACGGGTTCTTGTCCCTCGCCCACAAATCCTTGAACTTGCTGAAGGCGTCCATCGGCGTGCCGAAGACTACTGGGACCGGGTAGCCCTCACGGACGAAAAAGCGCCCATAGAGCCACGCCTGCATCGCAAGCTCGTGGTATCGCATCGAGGTTGCTCCCAGTGATCCCCCGTGGACCGTAATCGTCGAATCAGCAGCCATACGTGTTAACTACAAAACAAATCGCTCCAGGCTGAGCAAGCCTGGAGCAACAACGATGGGACAAGTGCCCCTTTGCAATTTTGCTACGAAAAGAGAGGCGATCAGACGGGAACAAGGAGACTGCGCTGGCAGCGAACAACCGTTCCGTTCGGCAGTTCAACTTCGGCGAAGGCGCTGTCCGGGTTTTCAAACCCCTTCACTTTGCCCTGGCCAATGAAACCACTCACTGTGGCGGACTCGTCATCAATGACGGCGACGGTATCGCCCGCTTTGACGGATTCACCAAGCAGCTTGTTGACGGCTTCCTTGACGGCTTCTTTTCTCGGCTTCAGGATGGCCGTTTCGATGACTTGATTGATCTTATCGTTCATAATCTTGCTCAGTTTACGACTTCCACAATGCGGAAATCATCACGTTAACTACGTTATCGCATGGATCGAACCAGTCTGTTCCGTTTTCCAACTTCTTCAGCGTATCCTCGTTCTCACCTGCTACCTTAACTACGACTTCACCGTTCACCACGCCAAAAGTAGCTGACTCAGCCAATTTCTCAAATCTTTTACCCATCTTGGTCATCCGGTCCTCCAGGTCTGCAACCGGCTTTTTACGAGCAATTGTAATCAGCCAATCCTTCAGATTTTGAGCCATTTGCAGCCTGTTTTCACTGGTGAGATACTGAGTAGATTCGTCTACAATCGCAACATCAAGACCGCCGATCAAATCGTGCAATAGGAGAAGCTCGCTCATACTTCAGGCTTCAGGCGAGTCTCAGAAATCTCCCGTGGTACTGTGTTTCCAACGTCCACAATCGGGCGGGCATCTCCCTGGGGCGCAATGATGCACTCGGCGATCAGACCAAGCCACACGCCCGTCTGTTGCCAGTAGGCGGCAGGGTCCAGTACCACATCACGAATGGTATATCTGTAGCCGTTGTAGTAAACCATATCGCCACGCTCTGGAAAGTAATCAAACTCTTGCAGTGCAAGGTTTGACATCCAAAACTTATCTTTGCGCAATGGCACCAGTCCTAGCGCCGTCAAGCGCCAGTCAGGCCGCTCGAACGTATTGATGGACGGAATCTCAAGAACACGGCTGAAAACCGTTCTATCGTCTAAAGGCACATGCCACAGATCGTCGTATTTGCAGTCAGATCGGCTGACCTCAAAATACTTGGGGTACGGCTGAGCACTGTATTGCTTCACGTACTCGGCGTGCATCTTCAACGCTGTCTGGGTGTCGCCACGCCCAAAAAGCACTGGGTCATACGTGAACTCTTTGCGATCCGTGAACTTCATTTCTGTAACTAGAGACGATGCTATGAGAAAACCTGACGAACTTATCGAACTGCTCGAAACACTCCGAGATTCCGGCGATGGCACGACCGTCATCACCGGCCCAGACGCACACGCAATTGTCTACATCGGGAAGGCTCAACTCGAACTCCCCGCCCGTGACTGTGTTCTCCTGCTGAGCACGGAGGAGACAGCCGAGAGCTTCTTTGAGGCTATTAGGTCTCCGACCGATGCCAGCTTGGAATTGCATGACCTTGAAATTGAAGAATGTGTAAAAGCCGCCCTGGACGGGCTGTTCTCGACGGTTGACGAACAGTAGATAGGCTGTGGACAATCAACCTGTCACTACCGAAGGCAATGTAATCATCGAGGCTCACATCCGAGTACCCGGATCAAATGAGCTTATCCCGTTTTTCCAGGCCGACATGGCGCTCGTCAGTGCCACTATCGTCGAAACCGTCGAGGACATTTCCACATGGGAGATCACAGTTGAAACCGCCAGCAGAAATTTTGTAGACAACTACCTAAAGAACGCCTCCGCAGGAGCCACGCCACGTCTCCGAGTGCGCATCGGCATTGGCAGCCTTACCGGCGAAATGATGTGGCAATCTTGGCAAGAGTTGATTATCCGGCAGCCGATCAGCAAGGTCGTAGGCTTGGGAGAAGGCTCAGGCTACTACACGACCGTCATTGCCTCCAACTTGCTTTGGGAGATCAATCGCATCAATCGGGTGTTAGCCCGCAAAGGTACGGTCAGCAAGATTGTGCAGGAGATCGCCGACTTTTATGGACTGCCTGCGGTCATTGAATCGACAAAGTACGAAGGAATATGGGTCCAATCCTACATCAGCGACTTTAAGTTCATCAAGTTGCGCATGATGCACCGTGCCCTAAACGACAAAGGGCGAGGAAATTACAAGTTCTTCGTGAAGGATAACGTGTTGCACTTCCACACAATTGACTATCAGACCGACCTAAAAACGTTCAACTACCAGGCAAACGCCGGCACTAGCTTGGTCCTTACGGATGCCAGTCAGGAAGCCCTAGTGGACGGAGCAGCAGGCTTCCGATATGTAACCCACGACCCCTATTCAGGCATCATGCAGGAAATCCTTGAAGACCGGTCAAAAGTCCTGGTCCTCGGCAATGAGGCTCCCAGAGGCTACGACATCAAAGGCATTCAGAAGAACGTCCTGTTTCACATTGGATCGAACCGATCACCAGAAGCGCTGGCACTAGCCACGAGCCGCTATGAAGACGCCAAGTCAGGTGCTTTCATAGCAGAGCTGACCATTCCAAAGACACTGTTCTTCCGTGCCGGTGACATCGTGAATCTCATCGTGAATCCGACGCAAGGCCAGACTACGCCCACGTCCGGCTACTACTACGTCCCCAGGCTAGTCCACCACGTTGAAAAGATGAGCGTGACGACAGCGGTTACGTTTGAGAGGGGTGAATGGCAGGGTGCAGTCAGCAATCAGCCTGCGCTAGTTCAGTCAGGAGAAAACATTCTCACACCACAGAATTCCATCCAGGGACAAACTCTAAACGCCAACGCAGTTCAGAGTTCTCAGATCACCAAGGGCGCTGGAAAGGAAACGTCCAGGAATCTCTTCCTGGACGCTCGTAATCCGAACACAGCACCGAACTGATCGTCACATCATGGCACAGAAGTAGAAGCAGACGGGATCGGCTTAATGTTCCACAGCTTGCTATCGGCAACGCCGTTGGACGGAGTAGCGCTGGCGCTAGTGTCACCTTCCGTCTTATCAAACGCCAGCCTCTGCCATCGTGTCTTGCCTACGATTTGGGCACGGAGAGGACCGCTTCCTGTCGTACACCAAAATTCGAGGTAGGGCATCCACGAGGACACCTGGGTTGTGGTGGACCCACCTGGCACGAGTGCCTGAGCGGTTCCCACGTCAAAGCGTGTGCCCGTTGGTGTACCGGCACTGTCAGGGCCAGGGAAGGAGTAATCTTCGCACTGCTTCAACTGCACAGTGTACGCTGTTGGACCAACGTTGTGCATGTAAACCTGGTGCTTGTCGCCGTCACCGGACCCCGGAAAAAACAGCGGGTCTTCACGGGAAACACGAGCACCGGCATAGCCACTGGACATCGTGCATTGCACGTTGCTGACTCGTGGCAGTGGATCAAGATATTCGCCTGGGTAGCTCATAGCGTAGCCTTCGTCGGTTATGCGCCAGTGGAGACCGGCATGGTTTCCTGAAATTCGTCGTTGTCTTCAACGGGAGGGACGCCAGTTTCGTCTCCGTGTTCATCGTCTTCGCCCGGCTCTTCTTCGAGTTCTTCTTCTGCTTCGACAGGAGCGAGTTCGTTGGCCAAGCGGT